GGCCGGTTTGCACGGCACCTGGAGGGCAAATTTACCAGGTAATCAGGTAGAAACAAAACCTTAAAAGAAAGAAGGTGAAAATGCAAAGACTTATTTTTTAGAGACCACACGCAATGTCCCATCTTTTCTTGCCGTACCACCGGGAAACCCCCTACGCATCAAGAAAAGCAAAGCGTGCACTCATTTGGGTAATATGACCCGTGGCATGCTGGTTTAACGTTTACCAGTCAACGACACACTCACAATTCTAAATTAAAATACTACTAGTATTATAAGAGTTTCCATCTATTTTCTGTAATCTAAATAAGAAACTGGTCAAGGTTGTGTAAGTGGTTTTAGCATTGAAATATGATGTCAGTGCTCCTGCTGACGACAAGAACACCATTTCCATCGCGGTGGTGCTAGCTGCTCCTTCTCCAGCTACATACTCATTGACATGATTTGTACCTGGTCCAAAAGTGAGGGTTATATCTGAAATTCCTGTACCAATGGCAATAACCGACAACTTCCAAAAGCCAGGGGGCAATAAAAACCCTCCCGCTACCGTTTTAAGTGGTGGTCCAATCAAAGTTGTGTAAGAAGTTATGTTGGTATTAGAAGCTGTGTTTGAAGCATCGATCACTGTGGAAACGGGTGCTGTCGGTTGCGGATTCAACAATGTTATGGAATACGTCATGTAATGCATACCCGTGGTGCCAGAACCGTCCACTCCAAGTGTGAGTCGACCATGATTATAATAATCCTGGGCAACAGAAGAAGAGACGGCGTTTTCACCCATCAGCTTAACGTCGCTGGGTGGTATACGGAGTGACAATGGCAACCATGGCTGACTATTGACGCATTTCATATTAAACATTTCTATATAAGTGGTAGTAGCATCATTACCTGAGGGGTCCCAAGCCAAAGCTACCTGTCCTGTTTGAGATGTTGCACAAGTAGGGATGTAGTCTAGAACTAACGAATTAATTCGGTATTTATCATACATCCCTGCTATCGTGGACAACCATGGGAACAAGTAGGGATTAGTTGGGTTAACGAACCCCAGGTCGGACGTGCTTTGCGTGCTAAGGGTCACAAACCCTAAAAGCTCACGATGTGTAACAGTTATACTCCCTGCTGTGGTAGAGAATTTTGGAGATGATGTGGCCAACCTGGTTCCAATAGATACCGGTGCTCCAGGGATATGTGGAATATCAGCTATCTGAGTAGCTCGAATTTTCCTGGTGCGATTGGCTAATTGATTTTTACCAAAGTTGATCACCCTGTCGACCCCCGATTTCACCAGTTGGGTACCCATTTGGATACCAGCATCCAGTAATTTCTCTGCCATTACATTATTGGCACTGTTTTTCCTACCAGTCCGCAAATCTATATGTCCATCATATGACTGCTGTTGCTGTTTATTTCTTGCTCTTTTTGTTGGCATTGTTAATTGTTTATCGCCAGAATATAATACAAGAGACATGTTAGTGTTAATTTTAGGTTAATATGGGATCCCTGCAACCTACACAGAGACTGTACATCATGGGCAACACTTTGGCGGGAGCCGTGCAGTCGTTCGGCATTTTGTTTAGCACGTAAATATTTACTCTCTCGAAACGTTTTGGTCCCTTTACAGCCCATGACCCCATTCAACTTATAGCGGCAAGTCATGTAGGTAAGTCAGTTGATCAAACTTACCCACATCTATAGTAGCACGATCATACGTGCGTTCCAAACAGATTTGCGCATCCGGTGTGATACCAAAAGCAGTATAGAAAGAAGCTCTAGCGATTGGGGAAACATGACCGTCAGACCGTTTGAGGTCTCCAATCATGTGTCTAACTCCCCAGGAAAAAACATAATCATTAAGTTTACCTTTATCGCATCCAGCTCTACCTAACGCCCGATAAAACGCCGGAAACACTGGCAAGCCTCCTGTAAGAGCGAGGCCTCCTTTACCCACAGCATCAAGCCAAGACCGGTAATATTGTACAGAATTTCCGGGTTTTATCATCACAGCGTCCTTTGCCAACGCTGTTCTTGGCTTCCTACACATTATCCACTCTTTACCATCATTAACGGGTTGCGATTGACAAAATTCAATTTTCTCAAAGTCATTGACTGGTTTCTCCATTGTCATGTTGAATCCCATTCGCAAAAACCAGTCAAATAACCCATCTTGAAATTTTGTTACATCATCTTTGTCCATAAAACAAACGCAATCGTCACCATTGTTCGCTAGGGCTATACGAATGCCCTTCTCTTCAGCATATGAATAAATCATGGCACACATCAATAAACAATTACCGAGGCTAGTGTTCATGTCCCCTGACATTCTACCACCATCGGTGGTATATTTCAGCTTACCATCGACGGTGTAGCCCCTACAAATGTTATTCAGTTGCCACGATAACAATCGGGATAATTCTTTCTTATGCTTCTCTCTTGCGAACATGTTAACATAACACTGATGTTCGAATCTTAGTGCAGGTATAGATACATGTTGGTCAAATCTGCTAGCGTCCAGCCCTACAGCAACTGGCTGTGTGAACATACCCCACTTTTCGTATAAAAGAGATGCTGATTGTTGAGCATCAAATCCTTTGATTACCGTGGTATGCCCGTATACTTTTCCGATAGCCCGAAACACTCGTTCTTCTATCTTCCTAAGGTAACGTCCGACTTCTACGTTGTATCTAGGTGACCTTGGGGAAATAACACGGGGAACTGGGTCCACTTTACTAGTGAAATCAGTTTTCTCACACTTTACAAACACGCGCACCTCAGCATCCTTATGGCTCACCCCCTGATTCAAAAGTGAGTCATGAGCTTTTTGATAAATCTCATGCTTGCGACCCCGGAACGTATTGACAAAAGCTTGTCGGCTCAACGGGGTGGTCGGTTTCATGTGACTTAGCAAAAGGTTGCCAAAACCTGACACAGTTTTAGCAAAATGCTTTTCCCTTGGGCGTGGTGGTTCAACGAATTCGTTGTCTTTGTTTTTAACATAGAACACTCTTTCGTTTACCGCCCTCTCAAGGGTGGAGATGTCGTTATTAAACGGCTTGATGTCAACCGGAGGACTAAATCCGGCAAGCCTAACAAAACGTCTAACTTTAACTAAACTAAGGGAGCCCTCACGTCTCGTGACGTGCAAACGGGGGTGTATAATACATTTTGATGTGCCGCTTGACACCCCCTCGCCTTCGTGTAGGCACCCCTATAGATCAGCCCACTCTCCGAGAATTCTCTCGGAGAATGCCTGAGTCTTTCCGATCGTCTTGCTCCACTGTAGCGACCTACTTGGAACAAAGCTCAAGAATACAGCCATGTCCATTATCTCAATTTTATCCCTGATACGCATATCTTTTTGTTCATCCAGTAAGTCGGAGATATATTTCCTTGTCACTATAACGTTCGCCTCAGACCTGGGTCTAAACCCAAATTTGAGATACGCTTTGAGTGCATAGGAATTTGCTGCTACATTCCTGACTCTTCTTCGCACTGGTTTCTTCCACGTACCAGCTGTTGACATTAATTCATTAGCTGCTTCAACCCCGGTGTCACAATCATCAAGACTGTCCAACACCTCTTGAGCTCGTTCTTCCACTTTACTGTTTTTCCACCAGCGGTAACAACTGATGGC